AATTGTCGCACCTTCGACATCGACGCAGGAGAACAGCATGGATGATTTTTGCGTCGTCACTTGGCTCTTGCCAACCTTGTGGAAGCGTCCGCCTTCGACAAGGCAGCGCAGCAAGTTCGGCTGGGGGATGACCAGTTCACCCTCAAGCCCGTGATAGAGTTTTGAGGACGCGATCTCCAAAGGTGTTCCGCGATCCGTCGTTGCTATTGAGGAGCGAGTCCCGCTCGTCGCTGCCTCGGCCGCCTCATCCGTGAAGCGATTGCAGAGGAGTGGTGTGATGCCTTCAATGTTGACTTGGATTTTCACGTTCATTCTCCGTTTTGGTTGCCGTGCTTTCAGTTTTCCTTGCTTTGCCTCGCCTTGCCGAGCCCTACCTCGCCAGTCCCAGCGTCGCCGAACCCCGCCCTGCCACGCCTCGTTTATCGTCTCGGCGGCGGCGGCCTCTCTTCAGAGTGCCGCGTCGAAATCACCGGCCCGCGTTCTTCCCGGCCGGGATATGCTAGTGAGAAAGCCCACATCATCGGGACCAGTAAGACCATCGCAGTGACGCACAAGGCTGCGGGCAGGGTGCCGGTCATGTAGGCGGCGGCGATCAAGAGGCCGGCCGCCGTGGTGTATATCGTCCAGGCCAGCACCTTCATCATGTGCGATCTTTCGGGAGTGGCCGGCCCGCGTGAAACTTCTTGGCTCTTTCCAACCACCATGAGAAGCGGTTTTCGCCGAGCATCTTTATGGCGCCGCCGGTATAGAAACGGTCCTGGCGAAATGCCTCAAAGGCCGAGATTGCGACCCGGATGATGGCCGCGTGGTTTTCACGACCCGCCGTCTTCCCGTCGCGGGTTAGCCTATATATCCGCTCCTGAAACGCCTGAACCGCGTCCATCTCGCCCTCTATTTTGGTGCCCTTGCCGGTCGCGTAGGTTGACCAGAACGCACCGGCATCGGCGCCGTGGCGACGAAACGTCAGCAGGGCCGCCGCCATCACGGGAGCGATGAATTTCTGGCGTGACGGACGGCACTCATCGAGCAGGGTCAGCTCAGGGAGCCAGTTGAACAGCATGTCATAGAAGCCCTGTCCGCGAATGGTGCGATTGTTCCAGCCGTAAAGCGCTTCATCAGCGATCCGCATCGCGGCGCTGAACCGCCCGCTTTGCATAAACTCGGATTGGAATTTGACGTTCTTCTCCTTTAGGCCGCCGAAAATCCGGTCAGTTGAATTTTCAACCGCGTCCTGGCTGTCGAATGTCATGTAGAGGTCCTTGGCGTCCTCCTCGGTCTGACAATCCCAGACATCGGCATAGATCACCTCCGGCGCCGGAACCTCACCGGACATCCATATGAATGAGCGTGAGTGCCCGTCCAACTTCATCAACGTTCCATCCGGGAACCGAGCGATATTGACCTTCTGATGGGAGGGGTGGGGCTTGCGAAGATGATGAGCCCGCCGCGCCCGGCTTTCGGTGTCGCGCTGCCGGGTGTTATCCGGGATAGCCGCGAACGATGCCTTATCGAGAGTGATCACGCCACCGTAGCGGACCCGCTCGTCCGGCGTGAAGCCCGTGTTGAACGTTTCGATTTTCATGCCGTCCTCCTGTTTCCGACGCATCTCAGTATCCCCTCGGCGGAACGTAAAGGCAGAGGGTCCTGGACGTGTCCAAGCCGCCGAGGCTACACCAGTGATATTCGCCATCGGGCGATTCCCGAATCCTGGTGTCGGTGTAGCCGAGCACTTCCCCGGTCGTGGAAATCCGGTAACCCTCGGGCGTCTCTTTGACCCGGACGCCGGGGTCATGATTGACCTCGCGGCAATCGATGCCGGAGCAGCATCGGAGGTCATACCGCCAGCCGGCGGGAGCGTCGTGAGCCTGAACCGTGCCGGCGATAAGACCGGCGGCGATGACGAAATTCATACTGAACATTTCCGAATCTCCTGAAACCACGCCTTGCCCTTGCCTCGCCTCGCCCTAGACGGCTCGCTTTTCTTCAACGATCTCCATGCCGGCGACGGTCCTCTGTTGCCGCGCCAGCCGGTTGGCAATCCGCTGGGCCGTTTCCTTCAGTTCTTCGTCGTCCATGATCGCGGCCAGGAACGCTTCGAAGTCCGTTATCATTCCCGTGCGGTAGGTCTTGAGCGACGTCTTCTCGCCGGTCGGCCCGGCCTGGGGACGCTGAAACTCCGCTTCCCGTTCCGCTTCCTTGGCGGCGGCTACCTTGGCGCCGGCTTCGCGCTGGGCGTCCGGGCTGTTGGCTTTCCGCGCTTCCTCTTCGGCTTCCAGCCGCAACCGCTCGGCCTCCATCGCCTTCTTGGCAACGCGCTCGCGTTCAAGCCGCTCTTGTTCCTTGAGCCAGACCGTCGCGCGTTTCTTGAGCAGTTGCGCGTAGCCGGCCGGTTGCTCACGCAGCTCCCGCCAGCGCGCATCGACCTTTTTGCCGGCGACGATCAGAGGCGCCTTCTCGACGGCGTGAAGGTTGTCCGCACGGTTGCCGATGCCCCGGAGACGCTTCAACAAGACGGCCTCGCTGTCGGCCTGATCCTTGGTCGTGAGTGGCGCTTTCAACGCGGTTTCGACCAGCGCCTTTTCACCGATGAACTCAGCCATCAGCTCATCATGCGGGTCGGCCTCCCCGGCGGCGGCGGAGTTGTGCCCGATGCCGGTAGGCGTGACTTTCTCCGGCTGATCGGCCCAGCCGTTGCCGGCTACCGCCCGGTCAAAGGCTTCCTCGGTGATCGGGTTTTTGCAGGCCCACAGCCAGAGGTCCGGAATGGCTTCCGGGGTTACAGCATGCCCGGAGCGGGCGGCGCACCAGACGCCGGTTTCGTCCTGCCAGAACTGGACGGGCTCCCAGGCTTCACCCTTCCGGCGGACCCGGAAAAATCCAGTCCACGGAAGTCCGTCATGAATGGCGAGCGGGCCTTTCCCGATCTTGGAAGGATCGGCGAGCGCAAGCCGCCACTTTTCCCAGGGGTCTGACATCTGGAAGCTTCTCCCGTTTTCATCTCAATTACTGTTGATGGCTTCATGAAAGCAAATCTTGCTCGCCCCGACAAGTGGGTCGGCAAGAAAAAATTGCACAAACGGGTTAAGTCGTTCGTTAGCTGCATAAATTTTATTGGAAGGGCGGCCGAGGGGCTATTGCCACGCCTCGGCCGGGAGATGGGTGATTATAATACTGTTAGGCTAGTAACGCGGGCCGCTTCCTGCTTGGCGCGGATGACGTCAATGTCCTCTTCCGTGAGCAGGACGGGGACGGGAGCGCGGTTGGGGAATTGAAGCAGATAGCGATACGACTTGGTGGCCGGATCATATTGGACGAGGCTGTTTTCCACGTCCGGCCGGGAGCCGCGCCGGAGCATCATAGCCACCTGCCGCGCATGCAAGGATGATAGCCGGGATTGGAGCACCATCTTCGCGGCGCCCTGGCTTGCCTCATGGAAAACCCAGGCGGCTACATCGACAAGCCGGATTAGCGCGGACATCTGTTGTCCGTCTTCAGTCTCAACACGCATGAGCGCTTCGCCGCTGCGCAAGCTCGTGATACGAAAAGCCGCCAACGGTGACACGACGTCAGGCGACTGCATACTACACCTCTGTCCCATAGCTCATTGATCCTCTTGCGATTTTGGGGTTTTTCCCTTTAGTCTTGACTGCGCTTTCCGTGCCTCCAGTGACCGTAGGCGGTTATCGATCATCGCTTGGAAATGCTCATAGAGGGGGTCGTATTCTTCTGGGGGCAGCAATTCCAATCTTGCATCAATGCTTGGCTTAGCCACGGGGCTACCTGCCCCGGTCGTGAGCCATGCTATTGAAATAGTGAAGGTCTCTGCTATCCGTTCGAGATTGGCGCGCTTGACGCCTTTCCCTACCTCCCAATTCCCCACGGCTCCGCGCGTAACGCCGAGCCGGGCTGCGAAATCGGCCTGTCGGTCGATCCCTAATATCTCGGTGCGGAGATGGTGGACGCGCTTGCCGAGTTCGATGTCGGCTTGCTGGTTCTCCTCCCGCGTTCTCCTCATTTTTTTAGCCGCTGGTGCGTCGGCGCGGCCTTTGCCGAGAGGTTTCCCGCTCGCCATACAGTTTTATTTCCCTCTAATTAATCAACTTGCCACAAGCAAGGTTACCTTGCCAATCAGATTTTTACAAAAAAAGATTGAACTCTTGAGAAACGTTTGCTTTCATGGCGCGCATGGAACAGCGCCACGAAACATTACCCGATGACCCCCGAGAACTTGCCTGGGCAGAAGCGCGGGCACGGCTGGGCGGCCTCAAGCCACTTGCCGCCAAGCTGGGGATATCCCGGCAGGCGATCAGCGTCTGGAAGATCGTCCCCAGCAAGCATGCCGTCAAAGTATCGGAAGAGACCGGCGTTTCACTCCATGAATTGCGCCCGGATATCTATCCGGACCTCTATGGGCCGAAGGCCGAAGAGCGGGCATCCAGACCGGAAAAGGCTGAGCCCGTCGAAGAATCCACGAAAGCAGTTAGCGAGACGACGGGCTTGCTCCGCCGTCTCATCACGTTCCCGCGCCGGTGATG